CTCAAGTTAGGTACAAAGAGCAAAAGGAGAATACTGATAATGAGAAGCACGACCAACATTTCAATCAAGGTTACTAAAATTCCTATTTTTTTGATACTGCTTTAACATGAGCTTTAATCTCCTTACTACGCTGTAGCAACTCACAGGCTAGCTGGTAGTTGTCTAGTTCCTCATCTGCCAGGACTAACTGCCACAGCTTGTAGAACTGCCCTCGGTGCTTGATGTAGACCCTACTCCAGTGCTCCACGCCATAGCTAGAATACTCAATGCGGTCAAGTTTGATACGTTTGATTTTAGTCATTTTATTTCCTCCTTGCCTAAATATTCGCAAAAAGGTCACAGAAAATGCGAAAAAAGCCCTAGGAATTTTCCCAGGGCTCCATTTGTATTCGGAGTTTATCGCTCCCAGATTACACCGTTGTCAGCATAGGCTACATAATCGACGCCGTCGATAGGTTTCATGCCACGACCTTCAATTAGCAAGTCTCCGTCTTTATCTCGCCAAAAATCGAGCATGTCAGCGACTTCTTCCCAAGATTGTTCTTTCAATTCTTCTGCATAGACATCTTCGATTAATTGTTTGATTTCTCTTTCTGTATCAGTCATGAGTGCGTCCCTTCTTTCTGCAATTAACCCCTCTAGCTCATTCAAATCCGAACCCGTAGCATGATTTCTGATAAAGCTACGAGCTGATGAACGTTTGGACAAGTAGTTCCTATGCTCTCTATTTTTTTGATTCCACTTCTTAGTGGCTTTTGATTGTGCGTCCATTATCTACTCACTTTCCAACTGGGGTTATTTCATGCATTTAGTTCCTTTTTTGCGTCCTGCTCTATAAGCTGATAGAGTTACTTTTCCAGAAATGTTTACCCAACAGTTAAGTTCTTCGCTGTACTCGTAAGGATAACTAGTTACTTCTGAATCGTTCTCGCCTTTTTTCACTCCTCGGATAATTTTTCCGTTTTCTACGTACACGTTTTCACCATAAACCACGTGCCAACCATCTTTAATTTGTGCCATTTTACTTTACCTTGAGAACTTCTTTTGTTCTCCCTTTCTTTATCTTACATGTATATTATAGTACATATACTATATATTGTCAACACTTTTACCAAAAATATTTTATTTTTTTGCAAAATAAAAAAAGAGCTATGAGATAACCTCGTAGCTCTTTGCCTATGATGGATATTCATTATAACACAAAAAGGGCCATCTCTCAAAGAGCCCTTTTTGGTAAGCAGCTGCTGCAACCATTCCAGAGGTTCCATCGGGCTACGTACACATAGTCTACATGGCGCTGAACTCAATCAGTCTTTGGAACGGTCAAGGTTTACTTGCTGTAGGTATATTATACCACAAAAAACCCCCGCGTCAGAGCGTATCTGTCCATAAAGGATGCGGAGGGATTGTCATTGCGCATTTTTATTATAACATAATTTTATAACAAATAAAAAAGACAACCACAGGGTCATAGGAATTCTAAGCTTACGCCTACTCCCATTCGGGAACCCAGAGCTAATCCTTCGTCAGCTATCTTTTTAACCATTATAACACAAAAAAAGCCCCAGCAAACGCTGAGGCTTCGACCACTACTGCCATGGTATCCCTACTGCAGTGTGAGGGGAGGTGATATACTCCTTTTTATTTTATTTTATTTCATTCGTGGTCTATTCGTAGTAGTTAACTAGATCGTCCTTGTTCCAGCATGAGAGCCACACTGTACCAAATTGGCCAAACTCGAAATGTCGGTAATAATAGCCACCGTAGTAGCCACCGTCTCCTGTATCGGTGATGTTGGCTTCATCACCAGCGAAAGAGAAGAACATTCCGGCCTTGAAGTCTTGATCTGCTCCGTCTGGCAAGTCGTTGCCGTCAGCGTCTACCCAGTTAACCATTGAAACTGGGACCCCGTTTTCAGTCCAATCGAAACCAATTGGGACTAAATAATCACATTTGATTTGCCAAATCCCGTTGACATATTTGACCTCATTGGCTTCATAATAAGCTTTGGATTGTGGCACTACCGCTGTGTTAGCTTGGTTATTGGTCTGTGGTGCTGAATCAGAATAGCGCCATACTTCGATATACGCTGGTTGATTCCATCCGTAGTAGTCATTCCAAGGATAAGTGTTAATAGCTTGCCCTGGCGCCCCTTGGGTTGAGTAATCACAACTGATGAAGTATGTAGCATCCATCATAACACCAACGTGCCCACCAGCTCCACCAGAGCTAGACATGTCAGCACCCCACGACATCAAAACGATATCGCCTGTCAAAGCATCCCACGACTCGTTTCGAGCAACACGATAGAAACCGTTGTTTGCAAGTTGTTGACCAAGTGTTACCGTCGATGGCAAGCCTTGGATTGGAATGCCAGCTTCTTTCAGGGCTTGCGACATGATGCCAGAACAGTCTCCAGTCCCGTCTGAACCGTTTCGAGAACCAAACATTGAATATGTGATTAACCCTCGACGACTGATGAAACTATTAACGATAGATTGTTGTACGCTCATTCTATTTCCTCCTTGTTATCATTATTTAGGCTCACTGTAATTCAATGCTTGTTCGCTATCGCTAAGACCTTTAGTAGTTGGGTCCGGGAACATATTCAAGGCGTTAACCACTGTTAAACCTACTAGATAAGGGTTTGATAGGAATTTACCAAACAGCCCAAACAATGCCCCCCAACTAGTGATATCTTCAAATTTAATGCCAAAGTAAGCCAAAACTGGCAATACCACGGCAAGTGCAAAACGTGTTACGAATGCACGGTTTTTAAAACGGATAGACCAATTAATTTTCATGTTTAATTCCTCACTTCTAAATTAATGTATTTTTTATAAAGGGCATCAATGTACCCGTTGCCACCTAACTTTTTGTAACTAGAGTGCATTTTGTGGATCACATCAGAATTGTGAACAGTGGTATATCCACGCTCTAATTCTTTGGTAATGTCACGCTCTAAGCGCAAATACATAGTTACCAAATGTGCTTCATCGTGCACTACCAGCTTGTCATTTAACTCGTTGATTTTCTCGCCGTTGAATTCACCTAAATCTTGAACGACTTCAACCGATTCTTGAATGGTATTTAACTCTCCTTTAAGCTCACTGAATTGCTCTTTGTTTAAGTTAGCTGACTTGCTAGCTTTCATACCAAACCAGCCCGTCGCGATCACACCGATAGTAGGGGCAAGGTGGTCAATCAAATCAGAAATATTCAATGTACTTTACCTCTTTTATTTTTTACCCCCATTTTTTAAAACAAGAAATTCTTGATAATTTCATCAGCAATGGCCTTATGTCCTAAATCTCCAGGGTGGCTTGCCACACCAGCGTTGGTGATCGTGTAGTTGGAACCGTCCGGCAATCTCAACACCTTGCCCATTTCGGACTTGTATTTAGCGTCTTTAGAATACTGATAGATGTCAACGAATGTAACATCCAATGGCTTACAGATACGCTTGATTCTTTCCACGAAATCTGGTGAAGCGTAGTAGATACCGACCCAATAGATTAGAGCTTTGGGAGAAGCTGTTCTAATCCAGTTAACGAGGTTTGGAATATCCGTTTCAAGATTCTTGCGTTTCTCGTCAGTATTAAGGTTGTCGCCGAACTGCAAAATAACAATGTCTGTATCTGGGCCTAGTGATTGCTTCATTTTACTGTCGAATGTACCACGTCGGTTATTTGGGTCGGACTCCCAATCCGCACCATTCCCACGCTCTACTACTGCGCTAGGGTTCTTAGACAGAATGTAGTTCTTGACAAGAGTGAAGTAGTCTTTGTCTGGTGCACTTGCAGCCATACCCATACCCTTAAGCCATGGATGGCTTAGAATTGAGTTACCAAATACTGCTACACGGCTAGGAATGCTTGAAACTGTTGACAAGTTCCCGTTGTCGTCGACAAGCAAGCGGAACTTCTTGCCGCTAGGACTGGTAATGGTCGGTGTTTTCTTGAAAAGCTCCAAACCAACTACAGCAGGCTCAATTTTATCAGTTCGCTGTTTTAAGCTTTCGGCTTTTTCAGCCGCACTTTCGTTGGCAACTCGATAAGTAAAAGGGATGGCTTGCCCTGTTTCGTACATAATCTTCCCAGAATACCCAGCGTTGTTAGTGACGTGCTGAGCGTCCTGGATAAGATTGTGTTCCCCTTTCGAGGCGTAGACAGTGTTATCTCTTGATTCAAAGAAGAGCTGCTCACCGTAAAAAATCTCTCTCTCTTCTCCTCGAATGTTCAGGGTGTTATACCCAGCTGAAAGCTGTTTCTGAAAAATTCGAGGGGAAACAATCAAATCATTTTGATCGATATTCCCGATAGCAAAGTTGTAAGTCCCAGCACTCTTAACGTAGACGTCGATAGTGTCAATGAACCCTCGACTCTTCTCCCATTTTTTGGTTGGACTCATATAGCCCAAATTGGCAATTGTCGTCGTTTGAGTCCTATCGATACCAAGGATATCTGAGCCAAACTGCACTTTTGAGGTGTCTGGCATTATAAAAGGAATCTTAGATGCAATTGCACTTGACCCAAAATCAAGGTTCTCAAGAGACCTAGCTTGAGCCAAACCGCCTTGAATGACTTTGGTAGGCTCGTCTGAAGTCAAGCGAGAGATTAAGATGTACCCGTTGGAATCGGGTGTAAAGTCTTGGTTAACTAATACATCCGTTGTTGAAAACGTCTTGATTTTCTTACCAGAAATATCGAAATAGTGAGTAAACACCCCACGGACATTCCTTAAACCGTAAGTTTTTCCAGCTTGCATGTAGATTTTAGGGTAAGTCCCCCACGTTGAGGCTGGATAAGTTCCATCTCCACTTCCAGACCAAGCCTTTCCGACAGTGAAAGAACGCTCGTCAACAAGCTGCTTGACAATGTCAACGAAGCTCAACTCTTCGGGCTTGACGTCTAGCGTCAATTTAGGAATTTTGAGGGAGATGTACCCATCTGGTAAGTTCGAGAAGTCAACGTTTGCTTTTTTCAAATCTTCAAGCGAAGCGTTGAAAACTCTAGCTTTCTCGTCAGTTTTAGACGATACGTACAGTACGCAATCCTCTGTTGGGACGTACTCAGTAGTGACTAAAACATCCGATTCAGAAAACTTTTTGACAAGACGACTGCCGTCTGTCGAAATAGCGAAAGAGAAGATCCCACGGATATTTGATAAGTAGTACGTGCGTCCTTTCTTAATTGAGAAAGGCATAAAACGAATCCAAGTGTTCGCAGACCAAGTTTTGATTTGGTTCTCCCAGAGATAGACTGAACCGTCAATTTTATCTCTTAATAATTGCTCAATAGATTCCGTGAAGTCTACATTGTCGGCTGTCACTTCATTGACATTAAGACCTCTAGACTGGTAGACACCGCCTTCTTTCCATTGTTTGCTACCTTCGTTGAAGTAGTACCACTTACCAGTATTGCTTGCCACGATGATCCCGTTGGCACCCGTTGGGTAAGTACGTTGAATCTCTTCTAGCGAGCCTAAAACCGCTTTCGGAGCGTTCGATGAAATGGTATTAAGTCTTGATTCAACCCATTTCGTGCTCGCTTTCTCATCAACGCTCTTCGAAATGTCGTCGAGTCGGTCTGGAAGTGTGCTGTAAGTGTCCCTTGACTTAACCACTTCCATATCTGTGTTTCCGCCAATCGCAGCGTCTTTATATGCGATTTCAAGGCCTCGTGCCATGGCTTCTCGGACGTCTGCACCTCTGGTCTTTTTTCGAATCGCATTGGTGATAACACTGATGCTTTCAGTGTGCTCTAAAGGCGTCACGTCATCATAAAGATTCAAGCGCCCATCTGCTTCTGTTTGTGGCATTAGTTAGTTCCTCCTAATTCATTTTCTAATTTGGCAATTTCAGCTTCAATATCCTTGATAGATTTATTACGTTCTTGTTCACTTGCATTATATGCAGATACCTGGTCATCATAGCTAGCTTTAGCCGTTAAATAATCAGCGTAAGCCTTAGTGTAAGCTGCGGTCTCTTCAGCACTTGCATTTGAAGCGAGCGGTTTCGGTGCCGTAGGTGCTTTTGGTGCTGTACTAGATTTGATTTTAAGCGACGCAAGTTGACTCCGTAGAGCTGTCAGACGCTTAGTCTTCTCATCAATCGAAGCATTCTGTTTAACACGCTCAATGGAGTTTTCTGCCTCTTGCGATTGCAACTGATAAGCTGCAAGAGATTGAGATTGTGAACCAATCGTCAAGTCAACTGACTGTGGATTCAGTATATCAATCTTCTTCTCTAAAATTTGTAAAGTTTCGATACCAGAGAGCGGTGCGTTGATAATCGGATGCTTATTTCCAATTTCAAACTTATCGTAGCGGTCATCAATCAAGTAACGCTCAACTGCTGAGATTGTCCATTTTGCTAGTGCAATCTTTTGATTTCTCAAATATTGCTTACCACGAGACAGCAGGACGCTGGGATTATCAATCTCTGTCCAGATAACTGGCTTGCGGATAATTCCAAACTCTTTGACCAGCTCTTTATCTTCTAAAAAAACACTATGATTGTTAACACTCCAAATAGTGACTTGTTCCCGTGTCACATCGGAGCTCTGCTCTTCATTTTCCTGCTCTTTTTGGATATCACCACCGACAGGCATGATTTGGGTGGCCAGCCCGTCAAAATTAATCTCTCGACTGGCCGACTTGATGTTTTTACCAATCTGAATCGGTGATTTCTTCTCAACTCCAATTTTCGAAGTCCAATCGACATAGAGCGAAGTGTTTAATTCGTAAATTCGCAAGTACCCACCGATGTTGTTGATGATACGCTCTCGGACGCAATCCCAAGTACTTTCATACCCGATGTAACGGAACGGCTTGTTAGTTCGACTATTGACCGTAACATTTCTAGGATGTATATGCTTGTGTCCCTCAAGCTGGCTATTTGCCACATTTAAAATTTCTGTAAAGTAAGGCTCTGCCCCACGATTTGGCAACTTTTGAAACCACTGTGTTGAGTCGTGGAGATAAGACAGAAAGTCCTCGCAAGTTACTTTTTGAGCAAATCCGTCAGTCGTCATCTCATTTATTGAAGTCAAGACTCGACCCACGAACTCAACCGTTCCATCGTAGAGATTGACGACTTCTACTATTGATTTAAAAGGCACTAATTTGTTGTAAAGTGGGTGCGTGAAAGGGATTGCAAACGAGAATTCATGAATGCTATTCAACGCTTTCTTAATCTCACCAGCGATGACCGTACCACCTCTGGGGCTGTATGGGTCATGGATTGTCTTGCGAGCAGTCGTGGTCCGATTAAGCTTGTCCCATCGACGAGAGTCGAAGTCATTCCACCAATACACAGCGTACCCGCCTTTTTTTTTGACATCTTTAGGTGGTTCTGGGATTATGATTTTTTCACTTCCAAGAAATTCCGTAGTACCGTCCTGCCGACGAACATAGACGTGCGTATAGTACTCACCACGATCAAAAACGTGGTCAGAGATGTTAACAGTGCAGTACCAACTGCCGTTCCACCGGACGCCTTCATAGTGAATCAAATCATCTTGCTCGGCTACATCACCGAACTTCTCACTATCATCTTTCTTTCGGCTCCAGGTCGGGAAGGACACTCCTCGAAGTCCGCCGTCAATGTTGGGTTCAGATACCTTAATGCTGTAACCTGTGTGGCTAACATTGAATACTTCAATCTTTCCAGATACTGTCATGCCATCACCTCATTATTAAAATGCATTGAAATCGAGCCGTTTCCTTTAGCTTTAAAATAGTTTATTCCTTGATATAGCGTAAGCGAGAACTCCTTATTCTCACCACGTTTCAAGTTGTAAATCGTACCATCCGAATCCGTGAGTTCAACGTCCTCTTCGCAGTAGATTATGGGGCTGATAGACGTATCACCCGAATTAACAAAATAGATCGTCTTCTCGAGCTTGTTATAGCCCAAATGCCACTTAGTCCATGTTGAATCATCGCTTCCAAAATCAAAAGTATCCCAAACGTCATCGAAATAATCGTTTTCATGAAAGGCGAATGGGTAGCACTTGAACACGATAGTAGCGACCAGATTCTTCTTAATTGGGTCGTCTGCCACTTTGATACTCTTAACCTTTCCGCGCCAATAATATCGTCGGTCGTGAGTGTCAAACAACTTCTTTTCAGTCTCAGTCGTCATTTGAGATTTAATCATACGCTCGGCCACTTTTCGGTTCTCGTAATCTGTGAAAGGTAATTTAAATTCGTATGTAATCTCTCTAGGCTCAAACACACGCTCACCCAGGACGCTAGAGAAGTCAAGCACCCCTTGCATAAATGGTATTGATTCAACGATTTCTTTTTCATCAGGCGTCGGTGCCTCACGCTTCTGTAGGTACCACCCAGCGTCCTTACTATTAAAATCGCCGAAAGTGATATATTCTTTGATTTTAGTAATCATAATCTGTGTCGTCCTTTCAAAGTTTTAATTGTGTCGAGTGCACTATTGAAGTTATTAACTGTACCACCGACGAGAGCACCAGTATCAAGCACCATGCTTTGACCTTTCGCTACTTGGTCTTTGAGCTCTCCGAGAGCGTCAATGACATCGTTAAGCAAGCCAGCGGAGTGAGCAGCATAGGCTTCTTGACGTGCTGAGATTGTAGCGTCTGGAGTTTTGTCTCTCAAGACTTCCATCTTAAGCTGGCTAGCCATGTTAGAGGTGGCACCAGTAAGCATAGCGTTAGCACGGACATTAAAGCCGTTAACTTGGTCACGGATGTAATCAAGGCTATTAGCCACCTCTGGAGCTGATTCGTCGATACCTCGAGCAATACCAAGGCCAATCCACCAACCGACTTCATCACGGAAGAGGTGAGATGGTGAGTTGATTTTAGCTTTAGCTTGTGCAGCTCTTTCTGCTTGTGCCACAAGGGCGTTCGCTGCTGCTGTAACAGCCCCAAGAGCTGACCTCATACCGTTAGCAAGACCTTGGCCGATGTAAGCACCAGCTGAGTGGAAAGCTCCGTACCCAGACCTTGCTGCAGCCGCTGCTTGGTTAACTGCCGATTGAGTGACTGACACCAACTGTTGTCCGCTTGACTGCATAGCTGAAACCATTTGAGCGCCGCCTGTTCTGACTGCTGCTACCACTTGGTTCATACCATTTCGAACTGCTGAAACAATCTGATTCATGAAGGCTTGTGTGCTAGCGACCATCCTAGTTCCGCTAGAACTTAGCGCTGTAGACATTTGCATAGACCCAGCAGTTACAGCTTGCACCGCTGACATCATGCCTGCACTAACGGCCATACCTAGTGACATCATAGTTGCCTGTAATGTCATTGCTGCCGCTCCAACAGTAGCGAATACGCTAGCTAACATCATGACTTGGGCACTTACCATAGCAAGTCCAGCACCAGCCATTTGAGCTGAGCTAGCAAGCATAGCAAGCTGACTAGATACCATGGTAGCCATCATGGAAACCATGCTGAAACCAGTCTGAGCGGTCATTAGTTGAGCACCAAACATGGTCACTGCTGAACCTGCCATCATGAGCTGTGATGTCATTTGCATAATACCAGTGGCAAACGTCATAAATTGACTGTTAAGCATCATAAGTGATGTCCCAATCATGGTGAATTGCGTACCAATAAGCGTTAAACTTGTTCCTAACATGGTTGAGCTAGTAGCCATCATGGTCATGCTAGTAGTAATCATAGTTAACTGAGTAGCTAACATAGTTAAGCTAGTAGTTAACATAGTCATGCTTGAGCTAATAGAAGTCATGCTAGCAGTAAGCGTCATTGAAACTGTACTGAACTGAGTTAGTCCAGTCGCAGCAACCATTAAGGCTGGTGCTAGTGTCATGATTTGTGTTCTAAAAGCAGTGATAGGGGCTACAATAGCCGTTAAACCAGCAAGCGATTGGCTAGCTTGATTTGAGAACGTACTAAATGCAGTACCTGCCGTTGTCAATAGCGATTGTAAGTTTGTGAATGATGATTGGATAGTTGTAATCGTACTTGAGAATGATGTCAATCCAGATACAGCACTAGATGCTGAGCTAGAAACCTTGCTCATGCCATCTCCGAGCTTAGTCATACCAGTACCAGCTTGAGCAAGTCCTGCTGAGTTGTTACCGATAGACCCGACTCCTTTGGCTACCGCTGCAAGAGATGCAGCCATGTCTCCAAGGTTGGTATTGGTAATCTTAACAACACCGTCAGCCAACTGGTTGAATCCTGCACCAGCTTTCTGTGCCGCCGTACCGATTGAGTTGAACACGTCAGCCAATCCGTCAAGGACCGACCTAATAGCACCACCCATTGATTCAATGACTTTTGAAACGCCTTCAAACGCTGACTTGATACCGTCTCCGATACCTTGTGCAGCTGTGCTGATTGATGTACCAACCGACTGCACGACATCGGCAATGCCTTGCAATGCTGTCCCAATCGCAGAACCTATTGAGCTGATAACATTTGCAACACCACCCAACGCCGTAGAGATACCTTGACCGATACCCATTGCAGCCGTAGCGATTGCCATACCAGCAGATTGAACCACGGTTGCTATACCTTGCAATGTAGTGCCAATCACGCCACCAATCGCTGAGATAATCGGCGCAATCTGACCGATGATTTGAACGATACCAGAAACGATTGATTGTAAGATAGGCGCAAGAGTTTGGACGACTGTAACAATGGCGGAAATCACTTGACTAATGACTAGTGCCATCGTCTGAACAATTGTCACAATCCCTTGAATCAAGGTCATAATAACTGGCGCCGTTGCTTGGATAGCTTGCACAATTACTTGTAAAACCATTGCAATCTGTGGTCCAAATTGTCCGATTACTTGAGCAACTTGGACAATGCAATTCGCGATAACCGGTGCGATTGCCACAATTGCGTTAGCGATTATTTGAGTTACTGCCGTGATAGTATTACCGATAATTTGGACGATCGGAGTAATTGCTGTGGCCACTTGGCTGATAGCTGAGCCTATAGCAGAAACTAGTCCGCTGAATGCACTAATAATAGCTGGCAATGTTCCCAAAATAGAAGTAAAAGCATTACCAAATGCCGTAATGGCTGGGGCTGCGTTACCAATAGCTGTACCAACGGCTTCAACGAGTGGTGAAAGTTTGGCAAGCCCTGGCGCAGCTTCACCGACCGCCTTGATGACTGTAGCGAATGCAGTACCAAAGGCTTTAATGATAGTTCCTGCTGCCTTACCAATTCCTTGGACAACTGTACTGAACGCTGAACCGATAGAGCCAATGATTTGTGAAACTCCACTAGCATGGCTTGCTAGTAGTGAGAATGAAGCCACAATCAATGCAATCCCTGCACCGATTCCGACTGCTGCAATAGCAATACCAGTAGCAAACGAAAGTATTTGAGCTGAACTTAAGCCTTTGAGTCCTTGCAGTGCAAGTTTCACCCCTTGACCAAAACCTTTATAGGTCTCTGCAATACCTTTGAATATAGCTGTCAAGATTCCTTTGATTGCATTACCAGACGACTTGATGACGTTTGATATGCCGCTGAATAGCTGAGTAATGGTTGACTTAGAACGCCTAGCGCTATTAGCGGCTTGCTCTGTTCCTTCTGCAGCGTCCTCTCCGAATTTCTTGAATGGGTTTAGACTCTTGATGAAGTCCAACCCTTTCAATGCAACACCTACCGCTGAAATACCAGCCTTTGCAGTCATAAAACCTGCTACCATTGCCAGAATCCCGCTAGTGATACCGTTTAAGATTCCCGGCGGAATTGCACTGATAAACCTAGATACCGCTGAAATAACTTGAGATATCCAGTTTACAAGCGTTCCAAGAGCTGAGCCAATACCTGCAATGATTGACTGCATTTGTGAGCTACCCAGCACCTCGCCGAATGATGAACCGATAGCCTTGAGGGCGTTCCAAGAATCTTGCCATGCCGCTTTAAACGACTGAAGTGCCCCTGTATCAGCAAATGAACTGATGAAACTCCTAACTGATGTCGTGGCAATGTTTAGAGCTTGTGAGATACCGTTGGCGATGTCACCAAACACTGAGCCAATGCCCTGCATGAGCTTGCTACCATCAATCTTGCTGAATAGTTGCTTGATCGAGCTTGAGATGTATGTGAAGGTCGCACCAAGGTTTTTCAAAGCTCCAGTGTCACTGAAGCCTTTCCAAAGCAATTGCAACCCACTGCCAATCTTGTCAGCAATACTGTTGAAATCAATATTTTCAAGTGCATTCGTAAGTCCTACAACTGCCTTGATACCGATTTGATTGAGCTTCTCAAACTGTGGCATTAGCTTAGTCGCTAGGGACTCTTTCATGCCGTCAATCGCTTGGTCAACGGTTTTAAACTCTGTGGCCATCTTACTGAAAGTGTCGTTATTACCAACTTTAGCGATAGCTGCAAAGAAGTCTTCAGTCTTAATCTTGCCGTCCTGGACAGCTCTGACCATCTCATCGGTACTCATGCCCATTTCCTTGGCTACCGCCGCAATCCCTGCAGGCGTTTGTTCCATCATGAGCTTGAAGTCCTGCCATTGAACCTTAGGTTTGGCAGCCATTTGGGTTGCTTGTTGGCTCAAGGTCTTCATGGCTTGTTGTGGGTTCTCTGCCGCTGCTGCAAGACCACCGAACCCTTTAACAAGCTCGGTTGTATTCTTGGTTCCCACGGCTGCCAACTGAGAATAAGTAGAAGCCATATCAGACGCTGAATAGATGGTCTTGGAAGCAAAGTCTTGCAACTCGCCTTTGACTTGTTGGATTTGAGCAGTAGGCATGTTAATCTGTTGCATGTTGCCTTCAAAGGTCTTCCATGCTTTAGTCGAGCTGTTAAGTTCACCAACCATGGATTTGATACCACCACCAATAGCACTGATTCCGCCCATGATAGCACCACCGATTAAGTTGGCACCTAATACAGATTTGAAGACCGAACCAACCTTACCAGCTCCACTTTTCAAGCCTTCTAGCGAACTCTTAATGCGTTTAGCCCCACCTTCAGCGTCCTTTCCGTCAAATAACGCCTTGATAGTGACTGTACCATCTGCCATAGATTATCACCTCCTTTCTAAAATTCTTCTTCATACTCCTCTTCTTCCTCGATATCATCGTAAGGGAGAGCATAATCTTTCTGAAGCCTACGCATTTCTTCTTTGTATTCTGCCGAGTCGCCCTTTTGTGGCTTCCATTTACGAATTTTGATGACTTCCATCAATTTAGTGCCCTCTGGCAGTCCAGACAGAAGAGCGTTGAATTTACGCCAATGAAGCTTACCTTGCATATCGAATAGGTCAATGCCGTAAGCTTGCAAGAATGACGCATAGATATAGTCACCGTCATAACGAATGTCATAAGGCGCTTTTTCTTGCGGTTCGTCGCTTGCTGTGGTCTTCATAGGGTTTCCTGCAAGGTCATACTCAACATGGTTGTCTTCGACCTCTGACAAGCTAATGTGTTCCTCAAAAACCTCGTTAAATATCTCTGCCATTTCTTCGACAGTGAAATCTTCCAAGGTCTCACCGGTCAGAATCCTAATGCCAAAGTGTGGTTTAACAAACTCTGGAACATCTTCATCCCTCCACATTTCAAAGAGCTTCAAAACGTTGTTAAATGAAAGGTCTAGGGCGTACTCTTTATCATCGATTACTAACTTATCCGTCAGTTTTCGTGATAGATCTAGCATGACTACTCAGCCAAATATTTATCGAGGGCTGCTTTTGAGTTTTGAGCTTCAAACTCAGCACGAATGCCGTTGATAGCTTCAATCAGATAGAACATGGCATTATTTGTTGATTCACCAGCAAATGCATAGACTTGCTTAAACGCTTCTTCATCGCCAAAGATTTGTTTAAAGGCGTCTTCCACAAATGTTTTTGCTGCATCGATGGCAGCTTTGTTGTCTGTGTTTTGGATTGTTAGGCTCTTAGCTTCCAGATCTTCACCGACTTCTTCCATACGTTTTATATTGCTATCTGACACCGGAAAATTGAGTTGGAACTCACCGAAATCTACTGGAATGACATTGCTACGTTTTTTAATTACTACCATGCTGTTATTTCTCCTTTTGAATACGAAAAAAGAGGGCAAGGGCTAACCCCCACCCTCTCAATTGTCTTATCTTCTATATTTAATTATCGATTACCCAACACTAGATGGCGAGTTGGTGTCTGATGATGAGCTAGAAGTCACTGCTGGTGTCCCAGAAGGTGCCGCTGGTGTTCCAGTAGCTCCAGAAGCTGCAGTTGCACGTCCAGCAGGTGCTGATGTGATGTCGTGCTTCTCTGGTGTGCGTGACCAGTTAACTTGGAACTTGATTGTCTCAAGCTCAGACGCTTCACCGTCACCGACTTCAATTTCAGAAAGTCGAGCAAGACCTTCTTTGTAATATTTTCCTGTTGGTACTACTTCTTTGTACCAGACAATAAGGTCATCACCTACAGCGTCTTCTTTATCAGCAACAAAGTCTTGAGCTTTATCACCATGGTCACGGTGTCCTTCGAATGAACGACCACGAGATTTAGAAGTGATGATTTTTTCTTTAGTACCGTCACCGTCGAAATAAGCAACGTCATCATCTTCTGCGTCATTCTCTGGTGCAGATTCTTTGATACCTTTTGCAATCCACATGTACTTGTCATCAGTTGGTGGAGTGTCTGGATGTTCTGGGTCATAAGCTGCGATATAGTGTTTACGAATCGCATTTTTAAATTTAGCCATTAATTAATATTCCTTTCTACTTCAATAGTTGCTTCTAAATCAAGCAAATAAATGTAATAATCTTGGTCATTGACATCGTTGAGGCTTGGTGTCTCAACTTTCAACGACAAAAATGTGTAAGAATTGTTCAAACTTGGTAATTCAAGACCGATTTTGGAAAGCTCAGTGTTGATTTTCCAAAGGACAGCATTAACTTTCTGTTGGTCTTTGGACTTGATAGCAATTTCAAACGGTAACGACAAAATCTGTGTACCAGCCATGTCTTCGTCTTCCACTTTGCCACCAGGTAAAGCATATATTACCAAGTCTTCACCTTCATTTAGATAGTCCAGTCGAGGTGTTAGTGGCAAGCCTAGACCAGCTAGAAATTCTTGCAACACCTCTGAAAAATCGTTGTTATTCATTACTTAACTCCCATTGCTTTAATCGCCACTTTGCCCCAATCTTTCTTATGTTTGGCAGCAGCCTTTCTATCCCAACGTGGGCCAGTCCCTGGTTTTGGTTTTTTCGCTAACAGTTCGTCTTTTTTTGCAAAGAAAAACTTCCGTTGTTTTTCTGAAAAGAACAGTTTAAGCCTACGATTATAAAACCTAATCCGTGCATACTTCGTTGACCACGTTAGTGTATCAACACGGGCATGCCCAGACTCTCGCAATTTTCCAGACCTCATTGGAACGAATTTATTCATGTCCAAAAGCATTTGGTCAGTCATGGCAATTTGACCACGCCTAACAGCTTCAGGACTGCATTTCTTCTCAAGTCCTTTTAAGTCGACCTTAACGTTAACACTAGCACCCATTTAGATCACTTCTACTTCATAACATAGGATTGATTTTTTGAATGGATGATACTGTGGAATTATTTTGCGAATGATGTAATTCCTGTTCTCGTCAGCAACTCGACCATTCAACCAACTATCATCCAATTCGATGGGTGCGTACTTTGGATAGATCATGAGGACTGAGGAATTATTCTCACTTCGGTCTGCGCCACTACCAGTGTGAGAAACCGACCTATCAAACCTTACATGTTTTAACACGATAGGGTCTGAGTAAGTCTCTTTCCCCCACTTATCTTCGCCATCGGGCTTTTGAATAGTAACCGTATCAACCAACATGCGCTTATCTATCATAGTCCACCCCCACAATTAGGCTAAAACCTGCTTGTTTTAGGGCGTTTTCAGCATCAAGACATAAGTTAAAATGCTGACCTGCTGTAATGTTGTGCTGACTGCCGTAATCAACTCGAGTACGACCAATAGTCACACTTGACATGGTTTGCTTTTCATCAGCCGTCATGACACCTGAGGTGTCTAGATAGGCAATCTGGAACGCCATGGCTAACTTAACGGCTTGTTTGCGATAATCGGCCTCTTTCTCAAAGTCTATATACTGTTGATAGATGCCTTGAGTGTAGAAATTAACAGCAATTTCTGCTCTTTTTTCTAGCTTGTCGAAGTCAGCTACTTCATCAAAGCCCATGTCGTCAAATTCTTCTTTTGTTAAATAAGACATAGTAACCTCCTTTTCAAATAAAGGGGTTGCTACCCCTTGTTTATTCAGCATGCTCAAATTGTGTGGTCACATCTTCTACAAGCTCTAAAACTGCATCGACTTATATTTAGCCGTTATTCTTTACCTTTGTTCTTAGTTTCAGTTGGTGTTTCAAGTTCGCCGCCATCTTCCACCAATTCCTCAAAGCCATCTGCAATAAGTTGTACCTCAAGCTCGCTACCCTCTTGCACGGTGTAGACTTGATTATCTTTCTCATACTTCTTCATACTTCACCCCCCATGTTAAGCTGATTTGTGAGATACATAGACACCATCTTTTTTAGTCTCCAAGACAAAGAGATCGTGGTAAAGACGGTTTTGGTACAGATATCCGTCACCTTCAGTATGCTGTCCAGGGGCGAAAAGATAGATTGAGTTAAATTTAGCCTTCGCGATAACTGCTGGCTTAGCAACGATGAGGAAGTTGATATCTTTACCATCTGAAGCTTTCATAAAGCCTGTCGTGAAGTCAAATTTAGTCTTGAAGCGCGCATCATCCCAAACTTCGATAAGCTGAACTCCGTCGAGTGAAGTAACACGGGTATCGATTCCTTGAGGCGAGGTGGTGGCAATTGAGCGTGTGAACTCTTTAGAGCGTTCCAAGAAGTCCATGACCTCGCTAGAAACATACATAACGATATTTTGGGCACCGTATTTACGAACTGGCAAAAGGGCGGCTTTCAATTTAGAGTAGATGTTCACTTCTGACAAGTCATCTTCAGACTTAAATTTTGTTGCCGTAATTGCTGTCGTAGCTAGTTTAGAAAAGCGGTATGCATCAAGTTCTGGAGTTGCATGTTTTGTGATGAATGTGTTAGATACGTTAGCAGCTGAAAGCTCTTGGTTTGTTTCGTCAACATCTGCTGTATCAACGAAAAACTCAACATCTCGGTCAAATCCAAGAGTATAAACGTTTTTATCGTTAGATACTGTACCTGAGTTGTACCCCTTAGAGCGTGTATGTGCCTTGTATCCTGTTACAGAGATTGTTGGCAATTCAAATGATTTTGCACCAAGCCAATTTACTTTTGGCGTTTCAAGAATGGCAGTCAATGAGCCTTGCATGAGGCGTTTTTCAAACTGCCCCTCGTGTTTTGTGATGTAATTGATTGACATCTACTATTCCTCCTTTTTATTCTGTTAGCCCCAATGCCTGTGCAAAGGCATCTGGTGCTGAGCCTGTTGCTGTTGGATTTCCAAACGCAACGATATTTGGGTTGGGCTTGCCATCTTCCTCTGCTTGGAAAAGATAAGGGTCACTTTCCTTCAAACCATTGATGACATCGTCAAGTTGTGGTTTGCCATTATCGTCAAGCTCAATGGCATCAACGTCAATGAATTTCATCAATGTTGCTGGATTGTGTGCCTTGGTGTCTTTCAAAGCTAGGTTGATAGCGTTCACCTTGTTGGTTTTTGCAAGTTCAGCAGCAGCATCAGCCTTGTACTTGTCGTATTCTGCTTGCAATTTAGCAAGAGCTTCTTTCTGTTCGGAACTTGTATTTGCATCAGTCTTCAACGTTTCAAGTTGTGCTTCTGTGTTTTGCAATTGGTTTTTAAGGCTATCTCGTTCTTGGGTTGCTGTTTCTAGGTCTGATTTAATGGCGTTCAAGTCCTTGCCGTGCAAAGCAAACACCTCTTTGACCTGTTCTTCAGTCAATCCAAACCCTTGTAGTTCCTCGGTTGTAAATGCCATGTTTTACCTCCTTAGTTCTTTTTAGGTGGATAACTCCCACCGAAAAAGCAAAAATGTTATTTACTAACTCAGTTTACTTTGAATGTAATGGGTTTTTTTACGGTTTTAGGGCAACAAAAAAACACCAAGATTTCTCTAGGTGTCTCGTGTTAGATTTCCTGTGATAGCAAATAGAACAGGGTTTCTATAGTACCTCTCACGGTTTTCATCTCGATACAAGAATGGATGGTCATCAATATACGATTTCAAGGCTCTCTTTTGGTCTGTGAGCTTTGTTTTGTATTTGTTGGTTAATTCATCATTGTGCATGATTTCCGCAACGTGTAACTGCTCTTTAGAGTTCCTGATAGCTCTCTCCATTGCTCTCTGCTTGCTCTGGATATTGGCGTTCTCTATGGCTTGTTCTTCGGTCAAGTCTTTCAAGTCGTCGTCAATATCGGGCATATAGTTAGCACCAGGAATAAACGGGGTCATGGTGTGTCCGCAGTTAATACCTTGACATCCACCAGGCTTACCATAACCGTAATCATCGAGAGCGTATATCTTAACACCTTCCTCGGTTCTAGCTTGCCCAGTCGTGACTATTTGATTTTGGAGGGGTGCACACATTTCCCGTGCCGCTGCCTTGATTGAGTAATAGAATGTATCAATCCCCAACTCTTGAGCTGGTCTCATTCGCATTTCGTTGAATGTCCGCCTAACGGTTGTGTTAATAACTGTCCTAGCATAATCATCAGCCCTTCTTCTACGACCAGCCTTGTCGGTATATCCATAGAAGCCACGCTGTTGAAACTTCATTATTGTTTCGTCAAGGGCTTCTTGATGGGTTGCCATACCAGTGACTACTTTAGCTACTGTAGTCTCTATGATATCCTTATACATCGCTTGGACACTCTTTGGGAGTGTAGTGTTGATAAGGTTGTGCACGTCATCGACCGCTTGATTAGAGTAACTAATCAGGTCTTTCATGACTTTATAATCATAGGCGTTGGAGTTTAATTGCTCGTGAGTGTCTTTATAGACCTTATAACCTTCGTTTTCGATGATGTCCCTGATTAGTTCCTCGGCAATTCCAGACCTTTCAGCTATTAGTTTGACATTGTAATCGTTCAACATTCCCATGTCAGCCATCTTTTCTAACTGCCACAGATAGGGTTGCTTTTCAAGGTAATAAGTTCCACGGTCGTGCAACCGCTCCACAACATTGTCGAATAGGTCGTTACACAACTGACGATAGATGTCCGAGACATTATCAGCCATCAACATTAATTGTTGGTCGTTTAATTTAATTGGTTTCTTCTTAGTCATAATCTACTACTCCCCGTAGATATTAACCTCATCAGCAGTCCTAAAAGCGTTAGCACTTACCATAGTTTCATCGTTGATACTTTGGTAAATTTCTTTGGCTTGTTCCTCGGTCACGTTCAAAGTCTTCTCAATAGCCATTGTCTTAGGCGCCAACCCAGCCGCTACCATCTTAGCCCAGTAGTCAAGTTCAGCATGACGGTCAGTGAATACACCGTCATCAAGGTTCACTGAAATCTCGTCAAGCTCTGGAACAGTCCCTTTGTAGATTCCAACAGCCTTACCAAGCTCACACATAGACACGCAAAGCTCTTTAATGGACTGTTCGACAAGTGCCACAATGCTATTGCGCATTTGATAGGTGTCAGAGTTTTCGCTTACGATTTCAGTCGCTGTCTTGACACCTTGCCCGTCAAAGGTAAACATGCCATTAGACACACCTATCTGCATTTCAAATAGTTTTAGCCCTTCAGCGATAGCTGAGATGTAATCAGACGAGCGAATAGGTGTCGTTAGATCAGTGATGTTCCCACTGTCCATGTTGCCTGCTGCCACTTGCATGTAAACGTTCTGCTCTACATCGAAACGGCGCTTGAATGTGATGTCCCCTTGTTCATCTTGCACTTTGAGTTGTGTCATCTGCTCAGGAACAAGCACGCGCCTTTGACCCATCTTGACCTCCCACATGAATTCATCATAGGTGCGGTTAATAAAGTCAATGGTTGTCTTAGCATTGTCAAAGATAGATAGGCCTAATGGACTGTTAATGTCTTTGTTGTTCATTCCTGGAGTCTTCAAGTACGTAAATAGTGGACGTGAGAGGTCTTTTAACACCGTCACTGGTTCAAGGTCGGGATAAAGCTCGCTTAAGTTGACACGTTCACCGAGAGTGCTGTCTGTTCTTGATTTGTAAAGTTCGTTAGTGATACGGTACAGGCTCTTATCTTTCGTACTGCCATACGTATCGCCGTCCTTAGTCACCCACTCGTGAAATTCTACCAAGGTGTAGTACACGTTGTTTTTTCCCTCTGATTTGATTGTCTTCGTCAGAATAGCAGCGCTTGATACATCCTGTGTATTAGACTGTAAAGGCAAGAAAACAGGTGCTTGAATAAATGCTACACGTATCTTGTCACCGTCCACATAAGGGCGCATAGCAAGCCCACCAAGGGCTAAACAAGATTCCAAATAGCGTTCAAAGTTCTTGTTAAAGCGGTCATTCCCCAACATATCATTAAGGAAATCATTAAGCGTATCATCATTTGCTGTGATTTCCGCTTGCTCATTATAGACAAGGCTAGCAATCTTTTTAGATGCCGTACGTGCAATAGGCAAGTGATTTAGCTTCCTATGCTTTCTATCGCCGTCTGTATTAGTGTATTCGACATCATCAAACTTAGATTGATAGTAGCTCAAATTATGTTGAATACGACGAAACTCCTCTTGCGTTACAGCAATTTTCGGATGATCTAGAATACTGTCTAGGTTTGATGTTGTCATGTTATATCTCCCTTGTTTGAAAAAGTCCTTCACTTTCTGTATTAGGTTCATTGTTATTCTCCTTATGAATGACCAACACGCAAACCAAGTACCCTTGCGTTATCTAAAACAAAATATTGGGCAACGTCACATGTATGGTCGTCGTCTTTAATGACATTCGGATTGTCTGTCTGGATAGTCTTTTCATCCCATCGGTACATCTTATGCTCTTCGATGAATACCTTGTTATTCTCGATGTCGAGGTAATAGAAACGCCCCTCAGCTAGTAGCGACTGGAATGTGTCAATCATTGTCACCTTCTTTAATTTAGCTACTGGATGCCATCTAATGGCAAAATCTAGGTACATCTGATTACGGATAGCACCTTCAGCACTATCGATGGTGTACTGTAGGATTGGTACTTTATACTGTCCAACGACCTTGGTTGTGAAATAGTAAATATCCTGTGATAACTGGCTAGGTGCTTTCTTAACGACTTGCCCAGCTGGTGAATAGTACCAAGTATCAAGTAAGATAACCTTTCCTTTGGCTGTGATACCAAAAGCACAGCAAGCAGTGGCAGATTGTTGATGTCCACCGTCAAGTGCAAAAGAAATACCTATAAGCCTATCATCGCTAGGTAAAGCCTCTAAGGGGTGGAATGTAGCCATGTTATAGATGTTATTACCCAATCCTACTGGCTCTCCTAGATAGACATAGCGGTAGTAGTCGTAGTCGTTCTCTTTAATACGCTCTATGTCGGCCAACATCTGATCATTCACAAACTCTAATTCATCATCAAGATAGGTACTTGAATGACACAGATAATTATCCTCCGTCTTCATTTCTTCGTACCATTCATTGATCCAACTATACGGATTGATAGGGGGATTGTACGACCAGAATATTTGCACGAATTTGGCGCGTGGGTGTTTCTGTCGCATGAAAGTAATGTTAGTCTGGTCAAACTCTTCAGCACTTGAAAACTCGGCGGCTTCCTCATACCAAACAGCAACGATATTACCAATGTTGTTTGATTTTAGTTTTTGGTAGTCGTCCAAGCCATAGAAGTAAAAGGTCGAACCTGTCTTCTTATGCGTTATTTTAAACGGACTGACTGTCATCTTAAAACGACTAGTTAAACCAAATAGCGTTAGCCCCCACTGAATTTGATTATAGACACTATCCCTGATTGTGTTGGCTACTTTGCGGATAATTACAATGTTTGCTGTCTCACCTCTCACGATGTACCAAAGCATTATGATGATGAGTTTCAAAGTAATCACAGATGACTTAAACGAGTTCCGGCCACCCTTTAGGATGTTATATGGCTTTTTGGACTGCCAAACGCTTTTAAAGTGAGGGTTAACGTTCTTCTGAATATCAATGACCTTCATCGTCACCCTCCCAACTATCGACAATAGTAATCGTATCGTCTTCTATCTGTGTATCTGTTAACTGTGTCTTCAATCTCTCAATCTCAAGCTCCAATTTTTCAGCTTGTTTAGCAGTCGGATAGCGTTTCAAGATTTCAGTAATGGCTTTAATGACTGTGGCATTATCAGCTTTTTTCGTGATACGCTCGACCTCCCCCGTGACCGGATTCATCATTAGTACTTCTTCATCACGTTTGCCCCTAGCAATGTCGGAAAGAATAGAGAGCCCCTCTTCCGCATCCATAATGTTCGACTTGTGTTGCTGTCGTCTTCGCTTATGGATTTCTTCCATTTGCTCATCTATGTAAGCTTTTATGCCAACGTTTGCCAATAATTTATGTGATTGACTTCTTGCATAAGTTTTAGAGTAGCCAGCTTCTAGCGCTGATTGCTCGATATTCCCTGTCTTGATGTATTCGTCGGCAAAACGTTTCTGTCTTTCTTTCATCGTTCCTCCTTTCAATCAAAAAATCACAAGTATAATTACTCATGATTTCATTTTATATGCTAAAAGAGGGGATGTTTTACGGTTATTTCGACAGTGGAATGTGTTTGTAAGTTGCAAGTACGTAATCATCAAACCAGTCGTTAATCTGGGAATAAGCAGGGCTAGGACTTTTGTGAAGTATCTTTTGACATGCACCGATGACATTGATGTTCCTATACACGTAGACTTCCTTGATTGTCTTTAGCAACAGTTTGTCAGACTTATCAGTGTATTCCTCTGTTGTATTCCGTAAATTGGTTAGAAAGGCCGCTTCTTCAGAATTGCCTTTTAAAAACGCCTCGTGTATTTTCTGTTCTAGCACGGTCTTTTTTGGATTCTTCTTATCTCTCAGGAAATACCACCTAAGCCAATTAATTTCCCTGCTATGATTAATTGATAGGCGCTCTATTTTCTTCTTTGTCATTCTCACCACCTACACACCAAGCGCATAGGCATGGTACAGATAACGTTTAACGCTTGGCTTGTTACGACCTACCTCGCCTTTGGTGCGATATTCAAGAGTGATGCGGTCAATTTCACTATCTAAACTCTCTGGCCATTCGTAGTGGTTGAATACATGTCTAGCAATATCACCTAATAGTTCCCTAGATAGCAATCCTTCTAATTGAACGACCTTACGAGGTGTTAGAACAACGCGTTCTACATAGAGTGCATTGATAGCACTGTAGATGGTCTTAGCTTCCTTTTTTGCGCACCCCTTAATTTCCATGATATGTGCCACGATACTGTTTGGATAAGTAGCTCTTAACGCTTCTACTTCCTTGCGATAACGTTGAAACAGTTCCTCGGTAAGCCCTGCATTAATTCTGTCTACTGCTGGAATGGTGCTTTTACCTCTAGTATAGTGTTGTGACAGATACGTTTTAAGGTCATGATAAAGCTCGTCTGAAATAATGCCTTTTAAGTCCTCTGCCGTGTTTGGAGACAACCTAGAGCGCTCAGTAATGACATTACAGAATTTCTGTGAGTATTTCCTTGCTTCACGAACATCGCAGTTTCGAACAGCTCGGATTCGTCCGTTAAACTCTCGTCCATATTTCACTCTAAGCGCATTATACTCACTGACTAGCCGTCGATATAACTCCTCGGTCAATCCAGCATTTGGGTATTTTCTAGTCATTAGTCTACCTCTGCCAGTTCTGGATTTGTGTGTATGTTTCCAATAATTTCTCTTGAATTAGCTATACTGCACAAACGTTCGAAATTATTGTATTTAATCAATGTGCTAACGAACATTCCTAAATCTTGTCTTAGCTCAACAATTCCAGCAAGAAAACCATCTTCCGAATCAAGAATATCTCCTTCAAAGATTTCTTTGCCATTTTTATCAGTCAATCCAGTTGATTGCATTAAAACAATGTCATCGAATTTGTAGTAATTCGTCCGTTCGAAAAAGAGTGTCTTTACAGAAATTTCGCTTTTTCCGAAATCAATAGACATAATATCATCAACTTCGTACATTGTTTTACGGATTTTATCCCACGCTCTATATCTTGGAATCATTGCCCCCGTCCTTTCAAATAACTCGGAATATCATCCCCAACGTTAACACTGTCATACTGTTCCTTGCTCACTAGGAACTTGCCATACGCTCCACAATCAAGCGTATATAGTTTCCCTACCATAGATTTACCAGTCACCTTGCCATGTAGTTTCACCGCATTATCTGCTTTGTGGATAAGTACCATCTCAATAGGTCGGTTGACTACCCAGACCGATGTAGCAATATTAATCGCCAGCGATAGCACTAGCAGAATCATCGCTACTATTAGCTGATTTTCTCGTTTTGGTTTTAACAAAGTTGTCATCAATCATTACTCCTTCCCTGTCTTTGATATCGTTATAAGCAATTGTGAGGCACTCCTCCACGTCGTAACCGAGTTGTAAGCATAAAACTACTAGCGTCACGATAGAATCGCCTATAGCGTCTTTTAACGACCATTCTGGGTTAGCGAAATCGTGAGGTTTTAGAAATACATCTCTAATCTCGCCCACCTCTTCCGTAACTTTCATCCATTCGATTTTAGGATTGCCTTTGTCTAGTCCATGACTAATAGCCCACTCGTTGATTTTATCGACGAGGTCTGGAATACCATTATATAAATGTCCGTCAACACGTTTCTTCATTTTTTATCACCTCGAAAAATTTGCTTGTAAAAGTACACTCCTGACACTAAGATTATTTGAAGTCCAATCAGGTAGCTTTTCGTTTCTTCGCTCGACACTGACATCACTAACATAACATCGAGCGCAAATGAACATAGTAGAAAATCTATTGCATCCATTTATTTCACCTCTTTCACTTCCACGCCTTCGCAGTCGAATACCCAGCCAAAGCCTTTTGATTCAAGCTCTTTGCGGGTGTGGACGGTCCCCTCGCAACCGTCTATACCTTCTTTTATTTTCCAAAAGTTTCTAAACAAATTGGCGGTTAGGTAGATGTTCTTGTCACACAATCCCTTAAACCGAACCGTATACCTTTTTTCTTTCTCGACCTCATAGCCAAACTGGTGCATGTTGACAATTATTTTGATAGCATTTTCGTTTTTGCGATACCAACGTGTGATATCGTCATTTAATGTTTTTTTAGGTACACAGGCATCTTCGTCCAAACTTTCAAACATATCCCAAGCCAAGTAATGTAAGTTTAAGTAAAATTCACCTTTAATTTCCTCATACCAATCCGCCACACATTGCGGAACTACTGGTTTAACATGTTCGATAGTTCCCTCTAACTTGCCTTGCTCGTATCCGTCACGATATTTTTTTGAACCAAACTCTTCACCGAATTCGTGTAAGATTACATCAATCCATTCTGACCGAGCATGAGAATCTAGCTCTTTCATTCGGCTTGTGATATCTTTTAGCTTCAACGGTTGTGGTTCGTCTAGTTGTTCTATTAAATCAATTGCGTCTCTGATAGTTTCAATAAATTCTTCTATATTCATTTCTGCTCCTCGTCATATTTTTCTACTAACTCATTCAACCACGACCAATCATTTGTCTCTTCAGCGATTGGTTCAACTTCTTTTTCTTGCAACCATGCAGAGAAATTAACCACATTGTCGATATAGATTGTGTCAAAATCACCCCAATTCCAGTCTGTCAATGGGATTTCTGTTTCCGTTCCGTTTTCGTCTTCAACTGTGATTGAACCACTTTCGACCAAAGCGGTCCCATAGCATAGCTCACAAGTTCCAGTTTGCTCTTCTCGAACATCTGAGAAATATTCAGTTACTTTATACTTCATTTTTATTCCTCATTGTCCTTCTTGTTAGCCTTCACATACAATACAACTACACTAGATAATGTTTCATCAGTGTATATCAATTCATCGTTTCGATATGTTGAGGTAACCTCTTTTTCAATTTCTGTATTTATTCCTCTTATTCTTCTATCGCCATACAGGTCAACGAAATCATACGCATCCATTCTTGAATTTTTAATGCCAATTCGTTCGACTTCTACGATGACATCATATTGTTTAGACGAATTTAAAAATTGCTCTATCCCAAACTCTATTTTCTTGAATGGACTACTATTTCTTGAACCTGATGGCTTAAAATTATATTCTATATCGTTTTCTTCGCTATAAAAGTCACTGACAGACACTCCTAAAACTTCTGCCAAGTTATTTTGAAACTCTCGAGTTGGTTCAGTCTTGTTGCGATTGTATTCAATGTCTGTGATAGATTGTTGTGAAACACCTAACAACTCTCCTAGATGTGTCTTGGTCCATCCGTATTTTTCTCTGAATTTCGTAACCATTGCACCGTTAAATTTTTTCATTGTCGTTTTCCTCCTTGTTATTCCAACTCCTCAATTTCAAGCTCAATCCTGTATTTCTTATTTCCTGACTTCCCGCCATGTCTGAAATCCGTTGACTTAATGATGTGGTAGTTATCATCCGTCCAGAAATTTGCATCAGTCAAGCCGTCTAATAGGGCTTTACTGGTGGGTGACCAGTTTGGGGGGTCGTATCTGCGATTTGTCGGGGCGAATATCCAGACAATCACTTTACAAGGCTTTTTTTCGTTAAAAGGTAAACCAAAGTAATCTCTTAAAGTATTCTCTCCCTCGTAATGCGCTAGTTGTCGTAGAAACCTTGTGATTTTAGCCTTCTGCTGAAAATGCATCCTGTCATTCGCTGAGATCATTTGTTTTCTATCAAGTTCAAATTTTAAAATCAATTTTTCCATGAAACACCTAGACCAATCTAACTTCGTAGCCGTCTACACCCTTACCTCTTTTTATTTTTAGACTGAGGTAGCCGTGATTTCTCCCTAGGAAGTAACTAGCATCTGTCAAGCCGTTGAAGTGGTGCTCTGCGCCGTTTGATATGTCCTTTAGAACGACTTTTTTGTTTGCGCTTGTTAACCCCGTTTTTAAGGCGTGTATTTGATTTTCGGATCTAGTCACCCACTCAAGGTTTTCTACCGAATTGTCTAACGGTTCTCCGTTTTTGTGATTTACAAACCCTTTGTTTTCTGGGTTCAGAATAAATGCAGTTGCTACCAATCTACTTACCAAGTGTGTCGCCACTTTCCCATCTTTCCACAGCTTCACTCGTTTATCACTATGGGCGCTTCTTACTCGTTTTTGTATCTGTGGTTTGATTTCTCTACGCTTCCATACACGCTTCCTAATTCTTCCGTGCCAATTACTATAAGTTGTTTTCCCTTCGCACGTCCAAATTGTCCCGTCTGAGCACGCTTCATAGATGCCCTCGTATCCTTTAATCGGTTTAAACTTCATTTGCATCACCTTTTATCAGAAGGGCAAATCATCACTACTAATGTCCATAGGGTTCCCCTGCATTGAGTTGCCACGCCCAAAGTTTGGCGTTTGCTGTTGCGGTTGCTGGTTATATCCATTGTTGACGTTTCCGCCTTTCGAGCTGTTTCCATTTTGGAAAGAGTTCCCTTGGTTCTGCTGGCTACCTTGGCTGTTACGGCTTTCTAGCAAGGCTACACTATCTGCCGCAACCTCTGTCACATAGACACGTTGACCTTGTTGGTTTTCGTAGTTCCGTGTCTGGATACGCCCTGTGATACCAATTAGAGAGCCTTTGCCACAGTACTCAGCAATGATGTCAGCAGTACCACGCCAGGCTTGAAAGTTGATAAAATCAGCCTCACGCTCTCCGTTTTGGTTCTTGAAATTGCGGTTGACGGCAAGGGTGCCCTGCAATGCTGAAACATTGCTAGGGGTCTTGCGTAAATCAGGAGCAGCTGTTAGCCGTCCTACCAGTGTAACGTTGTTAATCATCTTTCTTGTCCTTTCTAGCGCTACGTTCGCCGACTAGATAGCCAAGGAATAGCCAAACTAGAGCCATGCCTACACTTTTGATAAATTCAATCATTTCTGTTCTCCTCCTAAAACGGCAGTATCTCAATGCAAAACCAGTCATTAGAGACATTCCAAGTCCTATAGATATAAGCCTCTAATAAGTCATTTTCAGAGTGACAACTTGTTCTGTTTTTTACATCCTCATTCCACCCCGTAAACGTGGCTTTCTCAGTCTCTCGTAGTTTGTGGAATGTTGCGACACACTCACTCTTTGACTGATGAATTGCAAAGGTTACACCGTGAGCTTGTGGGTCATGCCTCTTGATAAAGTCTTTTACCTGTTGTGTCATAGTCACCACCCACATTGCTCATTGAGTTCATCCTGAGTCAGTGGCTCAATACGCTGATAACCGCTGACTTGATAGTTCTTTTTAAAATCAAATCCGAGTTGACTTAGACCGGCCTTGAACCGCTCTTTTTCGTTTGTATCTACAAGATATACCTCCAAAGTCATTTTTTGGGTATATCGTTTTAGGTCGTTTTTAGCCCCTCCAAGAGCGTTTGGCTCATTTTGGGGGATTTGCCCACCCTCCAAGATTTCGCCTGTCTCTGGGTCAATCTGTGGGGCCTCCGTTGATTTCTGAGCCTGTTCCTGCTCTTTAGCTTGCTGAGCCGCTAACTGTTGCTCCCTTTCTTGTCTAGCCCGCTCAATTTCTTGCTTTTGCTTTTCAAAGGCGTAGTCAGACTTGATTTGCTCCAGGACTTCCAATACAGTCAAGTCACGTAGCATACGGATATAAGGCTGGTCAGTCATGCCGTACTCGGCACATTGCCCTGAGATGGTTGCCTTGGCTTTCTCAAATTCCTGTTGCTTTTGAAATTCAAAGGTGACCATATCATCAAGACTTTTCATTGTGGCTTTTTTGAGGGTCACGCCATCTGCCATAAAGTCACCAACCTTGATGTAGTCAAGTGCTTTTTCATCAAAGATACGGGGGTCCAGCATGTACTCAGCTGCTTTATTAGCTAGGTAGCTCTTGACCGTTTCTAGTTTGATCTGTCTTTGATGTTCTTCAATCTCCTTGATACCTTTATCAAACTCACTGACCATATCTTCAAACGGCTTGATAATAGACTTAGCGTAACTATCCCATGTGTTGGCAGTCTCTGACAGCAAGTTTTTAGTATCAATACGGATACGATTTTTAGAGTCAATCAGCTTATTAAATTCCGCTCGCTTTGCCTTATCGTCTTTGAGAGTGCTGGCAGTAGGAATATAGCCCTTGTATTTTTCAGTGGCTTCTAGGATGTCTTTTTCAAAAGACTCCCTTGTTAGCTCATCCGTTGTTACTATCTCATAGATTTTGTTGATTTTCTGTGCGTCAATTACTTGTACTTCTGACATATTGTCCTCCTAGTATTCTAGTTCTTCCTCAATTAGCTCACCTTGTACTGGTTCCTCACTACGGACAGGAGTTTCGTCACCTGGATTAGAGGACTTATACAATGGAGCGTCTTCTGCGTTCGTCTTTTCAGCTGAATTGCTCAGTTGCTGTTGCGCCTGTCTAGCCTCTTCTAGTCTGCGTGCTCGTACTTCCTCTTGAGTTTCCTGAGGAGTCACATCCTTGATACGGTCAAAGGTCTCACCGCCGTCATCTTCGGTGTACATGTTGCCTAAGTCCTCAGGAAAAGCCTCACGTAGAGCGTTGACTAGAGCTGTTTTCCTAATCATGGTAGCTGGCATAGCGCTCCAGGTACTCTGTTTCTTGTCATATTCATCACGACTAACAAAAATCTCTACAGGTACTTTGAAATTTTTGCGATAAACTCTAGCCCATCCACCTACCAAGGTGTCACCAGGTAACATAAGAGCCCCTTTGCGTTCGTGCATAACGCCCTCATCATCAACGGTTACTACTCCTGCCTCAAACCCCTCATAATTGGGATTTTGAGAGGCACGCTTGAGAAATGCCTCTTTAGAGACAATTAAGCTAAATTCAGTTCCACCGTTCTTTTTTTTGTAAGCAACAATATAAACCTCATTAGCAAGAGGGTTTAAGTTACGCCCTTTGATAAGAGACAAAGCTTGACCTACTTGCTTTTCCGTCAGTAGGTTCTGTGGGTCAAAATAGCGTTTGACATCCTGAAATGTCCATACACTGGTATCAATAGCAATATCTCTCTTGCCCTGTGCTGATAATTGATTATTTGTCATTTTCTTCTCCTTTTGGTCTGTTTCATGTTCCAAATCTCACGTTTCAGCCGTTTGTTTTCCTGGCTAAGTGAGATAATCTTGTCTTGTTGCTCGTTGACGATTTCGCCCAGCTCTCGACCTAAATTCATGTACTTGTTCCGCCATCGGCTGTCGACTTCATAAGTTTCTTGTTCCATATTTAATGCCTGCCCTCCCACCACTTCAATTATTTAATTATTCAATAATTCCATAAGCGCTTTGATTCCATCCTTCAAGGATCCTTCACGCTCTGTGCGTTCGAAGTCCGAACCGTCAAGTTTAGTTACATTGTATTCGACTTCTACGATAAGCACTTCACAGTCAAACGCTTCAGCGAGCTTGTCGAGATTGTTTTTTTGTTTTTCGTAAAACTCAATCGGTAACTGTAGTGCTTTCCAAAGACGCTCGTCAAAAACTGCTTCAAACACTATGCTTCCTTTGTCCTTGTAACTTTTAAGAAATCCATCTTTTTCAGCACTGTAAAATACGACTTGTTTTTCTGTTTGTTTCATGATATATTCTCCTTGTAAATGTTATTGATTGCACAGGCCCTTACCTGTGCTTTTTTTGGTGCTCTCAACGTGCCCCCATCGCCCCACCGCTTCATGTTTTTTGTTTTTTTAAAAGATAAGTGTGTGGGAAAGTAGATTATAATTTGGGGTATTAAAGTATATGCTACACTCCACGGCAAGGCTATGGCTACACGCTGAGAGATTGGTGTTATTTGCTATATTTCTGTTTAAGCCGCTCTTGTTTTTCCTCTGGAGTCTCTACGACTTCAAAGAAGTAGTCTTTTTTTGGGGGCTTCTTTTTGCCAAATAGGAATTTTAATAGATGTTTCATATTATCCTTTCACTTGATCTAATGGTAGTCCATGAGTCTTGTTGTATGAATGGATTTTGTCATCAATCATACGATAAGGGCGGTGTACGATTGTTTCTGCTTGCTTGTTTGACCAAATCCAATTGATAAGTTTTTTCATTTTTGTTTCTCCTTTAGTTGCTTGATAATATTCTTGATTTCGTTTAAGACAAACTCACTGTCTTTGTATGTTTCATAGCTATCCGAAAACCCCTCGCTAGCTGTGAAAGGGGCCCAATCGCCATGATGTATGCAATCGAAACCGATATAGTAGCCGTTGGTTGGAAACGCACTCCCATGGTCGTTAAACGTGATGCCTCCGTGACAATCGATTTCGTCAATGTTGACGTTCAATCCGTCTGGCACTTCGACGTATCCGCATAGATGCCCAAAATATCCATGTCTTCTAATGCAGGCATTAAATCCGTCAATGACGTAGGCTTTGCTTCCACCTTCTGGGAGGATTTTCAAATCTTCCTCATAGCGTTCTTGATTAGTCATGTTTACCTCTCTTATTTTTCTAACTATGATTACTGTATTGTTATCAGTTAGTAGTTATTATTCCTTAGTGTGCGACAGCACCATATTGTTATCAGTTGGTGCGTGACAACGCCATATTGTTATTACTTAGTTATTATTATTATTTAGTTATTATTAGTGTCGGATTCTTCAACTTTTGAATTATTCAACTTTTGAACTTTTCAACTTTGTAAAATTCAACTTTTGAACTTTTCAACTTTGTAAAATCAGTAAGTTGTAAAATCATCATCACTATTACCTGTGGATAACTCTTTCTCTAAATGTCTCACCCAGTACTCCCAGTAACTATCAGTGATGGGGATGTCTTGCACTAACGGATAATTCTGTATCCCTTTACCACGCCCTAGGCTCTTACGATATACACGGATATAGCCCGCTTTTTTCAGCTCCTCAAACGCCGCTCTGTGAGCGTCCCTGCCGTTCTTAGACCGCTGAGACAACTCCTCTAAGTAAGGTCTCCAGGTTTCCTTGTTAGTCATCAGCACCCATAACAACCCTTTAGCTTGTAGGCTCAGTTCAGCATTTTGGGCTGAGTGGTTATTCATTTGAGTATAGTTGTGGTCTGTGTTTCGTTGGATATACTTCATATCCCATGACCTATGCTCCTTTCTGATAGATGCTTGTCACGATATCGTAGTAGCTATGCCCTGCAGGTATCGTGTACTTAGTTAGATCATCAACTCTGGAACCGTCTGCCATAATGTTGATTATGGTTGGTTCCCATTTTTGTTTTTCCATGATATAATTACCTCGTGATTTGTTTTGCTAGTCCCTCGATGGAATTGCCGTTCCAGAGGGACTTTTTTTGATAAAGCCGATTTCAACGGTCTATTCATCGAGTTCGGACATTGATGTTTGAACTCCTACAATTGCCATCATCTCATTGACATAAATAGCGTGTGGTGAAAATGTGATGGTAGCTTTTGGTTTTTTGCCCGCTGACATTTCTAATTTAAAATCAGTAACGCCATAACCTAACTCCCAGTCGTTGATTTTAATTGAATACCCTGAAGAATTAAGAGATTGTCCCTCATTTGGTTCTCGTTTAGGTTTAATACTTAGTTTTAATTGCTTCATTTTTGCTCCTTTTTAATGAGTCTGTCATGTTAGTGTTTCAAAGTTGGTCATTTAATAAATAGCCAGAAAATAGCTGTACCAATAACAACTCCGAACAAGCTACCAATGATAGCTAGTACCACATCATATCCGTCTAAGTTCGACTCAAAGAAATCTTTGAGCTTTTTTAGTGCCTTCATTTTCAGTTCCTTTCCATTTGATATAATAGTTAATAAAAAACGAGGTTTTTATTATGTCGATTTCTATTTCCGACTGGATTCAGGTCATTGCTATTGTCGTTTCGCTTGTTACCGGTGCTATAAGTATCAGGCTATCAAGGATAGCCATTGAACAGTCAGCCAAGGCTAACGAACAAAACGCTTTATCTATCGAACTTACCAAGCAAGCTGCCGAAGATATGGCTAGGCCTTACGTCAATGTATACGTGGATATTTTCGCTATCAAGAAACATAGTCGAATGTTTACCTTTAAAAATTTTGGGCAAACCCCTGCTTACATTAAGTCAATTCAAGTTGACAACTATTTAGGGAAATACAACCGCCACCATTTCCAGTCACTTGTCGGCAATATGCTAGCTCCTGGACAAAAGATTACATCAGCTATTGAAGAACACTTCAGAGGTGTCGGTAATGTCACCGTCATTTATGCAGACGTTAACGGCAAAGAATTTGAAGATACATTCAAACTTGATACCCAGATATTTGAAGACTTCGCATATATTTTGGTTGAATCCAATAAATCTGATGAAGTTCCATCAGCTATTCGACAATCGACCATGGCACTGCTACGAGAGTTAAGATGACCATCTTTTGACTTCGTCGACATCCATGTTAGTGTCACACTCGATATTGATCTCCACATCCTCGATACTCAATGAGTTTTCGAGGATTTTATTTTTGGCGTCAATTGCTTCTACGACATCCTTGACAGTAATGTCGTAGATTACTTTAGCTTTAGCGTCGTCGCTATTAGTTAGTAGTTCCATTCGTTCACCTCCTTACCCTGCTACTTCATCTTCATTCAAGAACTTGTTGATAAAATACTGCTGACCCTTGCCTGTGACCTTTGGCGTCTTGTTCACACTGATATGTCCATCTGCGTGTTGCACGTTTGTTTCCTTGATTTCAAAGAGTTTCAAGTCCATGCTGCGTTGGGTTGGCATGTTCCAATCTGAGCCCTTGCGCTTAATCAGGTAGCCATTTTCACGCATCCAAGCAAAGAGGCGATTGGCACCGATTTTGTAGCCGTTTTGGCTAATGAGTTTGGCAAGTTCGCCGACCAAGATAGATGTGTGGCTAGCGCTCACAGCGTCTGCAAACAGTACCTTAGGACGGTCAGCTTCAATCTGTGCTTCTAACTTGTGGACTTTCTTGTCTGCCATGAGTAAGGCTCTTGCCATAATCTTCTCAGGGCTGTTGTAGTCCTTTTCAATTTGGATAAAGTATTGACGGACCTCTTTTCCTTTTTCGGTACGTTGAATCATGGCAATTTCTTTGGCCATGTCTAGCTTGATGATGTGGTCAACTTTATTCTGTCTACCACCGTTTGAGTTGTGTCCAAAAATGGACGTTACTAGATAATCTTGATTTTCTGTAAAGCCATACTCAGTCATACGACTAAACCAGTTATCATATCGTGTTCTGACTCCCAACGCCTCATGTAATTGCCTACCTGAGACTATAGGTTCTTGGTTTTCGTTTAAAGTTACGTTGATTAAATTATTCATGTGTTATCCTTTCTAAACACGGCTAAACCGTGTTGTTGGGTAAAAAAATAATATCATTGTAATTGGTATTATAAAGTTTTTCAATTTCGCCAATTTCAATAGCGTCAGGAAAACTTTTAGCATTTTCCCATTTGCTCAAAGTCGACGAAGCAATCCCTAATTTTTCAGCAGCCATTTCTTGGCTTAGACCACTATTTGCACGTAAGGCTTTTAATGTCATTTTTTGCATATTCTCACCTCACTTTCTAAATTCATCTAGACTGACTTCTAGTGCGTCAGCAATTTTGCACATATTTGTCCAAGACATTTCTTTTAATCTTCCTGCCTTGAGGTTTGAAAAATTAGATGCGTGGACACCCGATTCTTTAGCTAGCCGATACATTGACCAGTTTTTAGATTTTAATTGTTGTTCAATTTTATTCCACATTCAAAACACCATATGTTGTGCTTTTCAAGCACATTACATCCTTTCTTATACAATATGTTGATAAACAAAAATATTTGTATTATAATATATCTTGACTAGGACCTCTCACCGTTTTAGTCAAAATTCCAACAGAAAGGAGAAAAAAATGAGTAATAACTTAGCGAAACTTGATTTGATATTGGCGCAAGGGAATATCGCGAAAGATACAAACAACAAGTTAATAGTCCAAACAGCTGCTGGACAATATATTGGCGAAATTTATGATTCTACTGATACAAAACATTCTTATATATCTACGATTTCTCAAAACATAAAAGATACGCGACTTTCTGAATACGATGAAAAAAATCCAACAGCATTTTTTTTGGTAGATGTTGAACTTCGTACTTCTTCGTTTGGTGGTCCATTCACAATGCCATATGTTTGCTTATTTATAGATCAGATTCTGGGCGTTTCAATGGGGAATTTAGAACAACCGATTGAAGAATAGCATTTTGGTCTATTACAAAGTCTATCGAGCTTCTGATAGGCTTTTTTCTTTTTCCGCTATACGGATACCGTTTTGGTTTCATCCTCTCACCCCCTTTTTAGCGTGTCAAATTTTGATGCGCTTTTTTGATAGACAAATACATTTGCCGAAAATGTTAATTTGTATCCAACTTTCAACATACCGAACATCGCCTTCAGAATATTTTGTTATGTAGTGACGGAACATTTTTTACCTCACTACTAACCAAGAAATCAACCCGATAATCAAGCCCAGCAAAACCAAATTAGGAATTAATCCACCTTTTAGTTTGAATTCCACTTCTTGATTCCCGTCTACTGATTCATTTTTATAATGAATGTCACCAAAAAGAAACTTCCTCCACTTCATATTTCTACTTCCTTTCTTGCGAAGGTACAACTAAATATGTTAAACTATAACCACACCCCACAAGGGGGAGGAAGCTTATGCTTCCTTTATTGAACTACCATTCAATAATGTGTTTGAATTTGAGCTTAAACCAGAGAATTTTGATTTCGAACTCTAGTTCTCTGTGTTTAGGCTTTTTGTTATGTTTAGCCATTAGCTGTACCTCCTGTTTTTTTTGTTAAGGTCTATCTCAACCTTACGAATATATTTTAACACGGTTAAACCGTGTTGTCAACACAAAAACAAATATTTTTTTATTTTTTTAAAAAAATTTTGACAAAAACACGGTTTTTCCGTTATAATATAATCACAATAATAGGGGGTGATATTATGAGTGGCTCTTTAGGTAATAAAGAAGTTATGGCAAGTAATATCCGTAGACATTTAGATAAATTAGGTTTAAATGTAAAAGATTTTGCTAATGAAATGAACTTTAAATATAGTACTGTTTTGGATTGGGTCAATGCCAAAACATATCCAAGAATCGATAAAATCGAACTTATGGCAAATCATTTTAAGGTGGAAAAAGCTGATTTAATTGAGAAGTATAATCCAAGTAAAAATACATTTTCATCTAAAATCAACTTTGACCCAAGACAAGCAATTCTCTTATCTAACTATTCCAAGCTCAACGAAATACGCAAAAACAAGCTACTAGCTACATCTGAGACACTTTTAGCTGAGGAACAAGGGAAAGTTATAGACATACAAGAAAAGTTAGCTGAATACGACTCCAAAGAACGTGTCAGCCTATCTGTCCCTGGTAAAGTATCAGCTGGTACTGGGTATTGGCAAGAAGATGACTATGATACAGAAGTTGACTTCTATGCTGATGAAATACCAGATGAAAAAGACTATGACACTATTGCGGTTGTTGTCGGGCACTCAATGGAACCGAAGATAAAAAATGGTGACTTTTTGTTTATCAAGCTGACTAGTCAAGTTGATGTTAACAAAATTGGTATTTTTCAGGTTAACGGTGAAAATTATGTCAAGAAATTAAAAAACGACCACCTACAGTCGCTAAATACAAAGTATGCTGACATCAAACCAGCTAAAGGAGACGATTTCAGGACTATTGGTGAAGTCGTGGATATTTATAGAGAAAATAGAGAGGTATAGGATAATGGGAATTTTTGATAGTGCACAAATGAAAGAGGCTAAACGCCGATACAAGGAAGAAATGAAACAATTAGCTGATGCTATGCAACCTACAGGCAAGATTTTCATGTGCGCCAAGTGGGATGATAACTTAAGAGTCATCTCTCTTGGTTCAATGGGATTGGGTACCATTGTTAAGTACGACACAATAAAAGATATCCAGGTCTTTGAGTCCGTTAAAGAGGTTACTTCTACAAAATCAAAGGGTAAAGAAAAGCGTAAGGGCGTTATGACCAGAGCAGTCGTGGGTACTATCCTCATGCCAGGAGTTGGGACTTTGGCGGGTGCGTTGACAGCTAAGAAACAATCCACAGGAGGGAGTGAGGCTGTAACTAGTCAGCAAGTAACTAGAACTATTGTACTAACTAGAAATGACCCTTTCAAAACAGTTCTGAACATACCTTACCATCCCGAATTAGAGGTTAAATTACGTAGCATATTGACCGAGAATCTCGCTCAAACGGAAGCAGTCGAACAGATTGAAGAGACTTCTCCCGTTGAACAACCTCAGATGGTCGAACAACCTCCGCAAGTCGAACAGATCGCCTCAAACATATCTGTTGCTGACGAACTGATTAAACTAAAGGAACTGCTGGATGCTGGTGCCCTTACAGAAGAAGAATTCGCAACTCAAAAACAACGACTTTTACGTTAAATAAAAAAAGCCCTACACTCACCGTCGCCAAACTTAGAGTGTAGAGCAATAATCACAGAAAAAACGTGTAAACTGGAAACAGCCTTACAAGTCTTTTTCTGTACCCATTTTATCAAAAAAGAGGTACAAACACAATGGCAACACATAAAGTCGCTATCTATGTCCGAGTGTCAACCACATCGCAGGTTGACGAGGGCTATTCAATCGACGAGCAGAAAGCGAAACTGACAAGTTACTGCGATATTAAGGACTGGAATATATACGAGATATACACTGACGGCGGTTTCTCTGGGTCTAACACGGAACGTCCAGCTTTAGAGCAGTTGATAAGAGACGCAAAGAGAAAGCTATTTGATACGGTTCTGGTGTATAAGCTAGACCGGTTGAGCCGTAGTCAGAAAGATACACTCTATCTGATTGAAGACGTCTTTCTGGAAAATAATATAGAATTTGTCAGCTTGCTCGAAAACTTCGACACCTCAACGCCATTCGGTAAGGCAATGATCGGGCTCCTCAGCGTATTTGCCCAACTCGAAAGGGAACAAATCAAGGAACGCATGCAGTTAGGCAAACTAGGGCGGGCAAAATCTGGCAAATCCATGATGTGGTCAAAAACATCTTACGGCTACGATTACATCAAAGAGACTGGCACGCTCTCAGTCAATCCATATCAAGCCCTAATCGTCCGAAAGATGTTTGAGTGGTATTTATCGGGGATGTCAATAACCAAGCTCAGAGATACCCTAAATGAGCAATACGGGCAAGATAAAGAGTGGAGCTATAGAACTGTTAGGGTTATCCTATCTAATCCAGTCTATTGTGGATATAATCAATTCAAGGGCCAGATATTCCCTGGCACTCATGAAGCCATTATCTCAGAGGACGATTTTAACAAAACACAAGAGGAAATTAAAACGAGACAGAGAACAGCCGCCCAGCGTTTCAATCCTAGGCCATTTCAAGCTAAATACATGCTTTCTGGAATAGCTCAATGTGGCTATTGCTCAGCCCCTCTTGCTATCAAGCTAGGCATGAAGCGAAAAGACGGTACACGCTTAGTTAAGTACGAGTGTAAGCAGCGACATCCACGAAAAACCAAGGGCGTGACGGTATATAACAACAACGAGAAATGCGATTCTGGGTTTTATTTCAAAGACGATATAGAGCACTTCGTCCTAACTGAAATCAGCAAGCTGCAAACTGATTCAGACTATATCGACAAGCTATTTTCAAACACGGATAAAGAGACGATAGACCGTGACAGTTACCAGAAACAGATTGATAATCTTACCGCTAAAATTAGCAGGCTTAATGATCTATACATCGACGATAGGATTTCACTAGAGGAATTGCAGAAACGCTCAAGTGACTTCATGGCAGAGCGGGCAACACTCGAAAAAGAACTAGACGCTGACACCTCTCTCAAAGCCGTAGAACGCAAGGAAGATATTAGACGGGTACTTGATACCAAGGACATCTTCACGCTTGATTATGAGCAACAGAAAGCTATAGCACGCGCCTTGATAAGCAAGGTTAGGGTTACTAGTGAATCCATCGTTATTTTATGGAAATTATAGAGCGTTTTAGTAACCTTCATTTCAAATCAAGGTGTCCTATCCTCTCAAATAATCAAGAATTTTACTATCCTTCATTTCAATCAGTGTAAAAGCTCGTAGTTTAACGGCATTCAATTTTTTTAACATCATTTTCATGACATCATTCCTTCCATATTTTGATACATTGGTAATAGCAT